AGGGTTAACCAATATTTCGCCAGGCTTCACGCTGATAGGCGCTTGTGGGCGCATCTGTGACAGCATTTGCGACATGGCAAGTTGACGCGCTTGCGGATCGCGCAAAGTCGGCAAAATGCTTGGATCAACAAAGCCGCGTTCACGCGCAGGAGTAGCAGCCACCATAGGCATGAAATTACCTTCGTCATCATGCGGCGTTGCGGGTTCACGGGCGGGCATTGCTTCCTGCCCTCTCATATGCTCAAACAATTTAGCAAAGTCGGATGCACTTTCCCGCTGCGCTCTTTCGCCCAATGCTTTCTGCTCATTCGCTAAATCTTTTTGAGTCTTAACGGCCATATACCCTTGCAACGCCTTGGCAAGCCCCGTAAGCGGCGAAGTCCTAGCCTGTATGCCGCCGTAGCTAAATGTTTCGGCGGGCTGGAAAGCCTGTTGTTGCATGATCTCAGCCATGCGCTGCCGACGCGCCATATCAGCCAATTCAGCTTGGTATGGGCTTTGCAATGTAAAATTTATTGCTTGATTTTCAGCCATTTTTTATACCACCCCGCCAAATAAACCTTTGATTGCAGTCGGATTGTATGCGTATGCACCAAGACCTGCGCCTAGCAAACTTCCAAGGCCCGACATATTGGCATTTTGCTGCGCTGCGTTAATGCCGTATTGAGTCAAAGCATTTTGGTTTGCAGCTTGAGCGCCAGCAAAGATCGGGGCGGGTGCGACTTGTGCAGGTTGATAGCCTTGGAACTGAGGCATCTGAATTTGCGAGCCGGACAGCAAGCCCGTAATTTCGTTTAACGGGCCTTGACGTTCTGCAAGCTGTCTTTGTCTTTCTTGCAAATCCGCTGCATTCTGTGCCGCCATTTGCGCTTGCTGTTCGTTGAATCCTTGCGCCCGCGCTCCGGTGTCAAGGCTAATGCCCTGCAAAGCCGCTTGGCTCAACAGATCGTTGCGGTTTTGCGCTGCCTGCGTCTGTGCAACTCGATAGGCTTCTGATCCTGGCGTAATGCCCTGATTGGCAAGCTGATTTTCCATCGCTGCTTGCTGGCGTTGCAGTTGCGGCTCTAACCGCGCCATAATCGCTTGTTGCCCCGTCATTCCTGCATTGACCGGCATTTGTGTGAGATTGGACAAATCTAGACGAGTTTGTAGCGGGCCTGCTGCCGTTCCGCTTGGAGTAAACGGCTTGTTCAGCACATCTTGTGCGGTTGTTGCGCCCGTTTCGCCCAATCTTGCCAATAGCTGCTGCACTCTTTGTTGAGTGTCAAAGGTTGTTTGCGCCGTTGGCGTGAGCGTTTGCCTAACCGTTGGTTGGTTAGTGCTTGGGTCAAACGTTACAAGCTGCGTTCCAGCAGGCGAATACACATTCGGGTTATTGATGTAACCCTGCTTGATCGCTGTTTCTACGTTAGCCGCGCCTTGCGCTTTAGCTGCCGCAGTTGGGTCAACCGTTTGATAAACCGGCGCAGGGGCAGATTGTTGCCCACCGCCAAACACCGCAGAAACTATGCCGCCCATGATGTAGCCTCCAATTCCCGACGCATCCACTTTTTAGCGTCTGTTTTCAACAATCCATAAATGCACACATCGCCTTGTTCATGTGCATCACGCATCACACCCTCAAGCCTTGCGCCAAACTGTTCAGCAAATCGCCGTGACTTTTTGTTGCTCTTGAGGATCGTCCCTGTAATTCGTTTGCATTGCAACTGCTCAAACGCATAACGCACAATCGCATCCATGAAACCCCTGCTCAATCGTTCAGCAGAAATGTGCATCAGAATATTGGGATGCTGGTAACAATCAAACACCACGCCAGCTACTAACTCCTCGTTGCTATTGAGCAAACCGATTGCCGCATAATTTTGCCAATCATCGGTTTTTCCTTGCTTACGCGCCACATAGCGCCCGATGAGTTCTTTCGGTTCGGTAATGATCTTCATATACCAGCCCAACCCGTTTGATACACCACGTCCGTTGATGCCCATTCAATCTGAATGCCGCTACTGGCGCTTTTCATCTGAATGCCGCCGCAGTAGCCGATGCCGGTTATGCCCTGCCAGTTGTTTGTGATCGTTGAATCCGAACCCCACAAGCCAACATCCCACAAGGATGTACCCCACACGCCATAGGTTTGCGGGTTGTATGACAGCGCCGCCGTAGTGTCTTGGATGTCAAAATCGACGTTCATACCGACAAAAATACCCGGTTGCCCGTTGGTAAAAATGCTAGGTCTTGCGCGAGTGAAATACTTCTTAACGCCGCGAGAACCGTAGTAATTAAACGCTTGCAGCGTGTTTGCTTGGATATTCCCTGCGTTGTCTTGATAGTCAAGTGTCCACGCTTTGCCTACGAATCCATTGCCGCCAAAGTAAGGATCGTCGTTAAAGATTTCCCAACAGTTTGCATTCCAGTTGGTGAAATTGCACCATGCTTTTGTGATGTTGTTCATCACATACTGCTGCTGTTGCGATCCTTCGGACGTTGGCACATTGACAAACAGCGCATTGTTTTTTGCGTTGTAAAGAATCTGCCAGCCGAAGTTGTTTTGGTAAGTCCTAGTCGCTTGTGCAAACGCGCCTTGAATCTTGTCTGATAGCGCAATCCTTGGATCAAGCCGAGAACTCTGCACAGCAGAAGCAAGAGGGTAAAGACCGTCAAGCGTGAGGATCAACAGATCGCCCGAATACTTGAACATACACCGCTTGCCAATTGGCGTGCCGAGCTTCCATACGCCTATCAACGCCCATGTCGATGCGCTTGCAGGGTCTGTGCCTCGATACGCAACGATCTCGCCTGTGCTGGTCACAAACACTAAATTGTCATCAGCACCATAGCCAGCATCAATTGTCCACGTTCCAACGGAAACAAGATAGCCACCAAACCGACAGATAGAACTCAGGTCTAGCTGTTCAGCCGCCCCACCAATGGAGGAAGTCGGCAAGTACCATGCTTTGAGGGTGTTTTTCTCAATGAACCATACGCGGTTTTTGAACAGCGTCACATCGTCGAGCGTTGTCGTGGTAACGCCAGTTATCGCGGGAGTCGATACGCCTGTGATCGAAGTCCACGTTGTGCCGTTGTAAAGCAAGGGAGCGTCGAAACCATTGGCGCAATACATATAAGAGCCGCCAGGGGTTGAGACGTTGACGTACTCCCACCGGCTGTTAGTCAGTCCTGAGACAACAGCAGCGCCAACAGCGCCGCCTGCGGTTACGTCGTAAATTTTGCCACCAGCAACCGCAAACAGCTTTTCGGATGCTCCACCGGAATAATTGAACAGGCTTTCAACTTGTCCTGTAATGCCCGTTGCGAATTGCTGATAGCCGCCCCGCAGATTGACGCTTGAGACAGTCGGGAACATATTGGTTAGCTGGACAGCATCCGTCGGTTCCATATTGGCGAGCGAATCGCGGGCATTCCAGCCACCAATAGGCGCAGGCAAGGAAGCGACTTGCGCCGCTGTGCCTTGGATCATCATCCGACGGCGTGCGCTCGTTGCCATCAGTTCGTTCCGTAACCGCTATCAGGAATGTTGTCGTAACCGATAAGAACTGTGCCCGGACGCGGAGCAAGGGACAGGTTAGCGGATGACATATCGAGAGCTTTCGCTGCTTCCATCTCTGTCAGATAGTTACGCATCATCGCTGTGGTATCAAAGCCTTTAGCCTCAAAATACTTTAGCTTTGTAGCGTTGACCATCAGACGGTCGGGATAGATACAGGTATCGGTGTCGGCAGTAAAGGAATTCTTGACAGTCCCATCCGCAGCAGCCGCCCATCCTTTGCTGCGGTACTCAAAGCCAAGATATTCAGCCGTAGACATACCGGGCCAAATCTGAAAGTACGCACCAAGCAAGCGCCAACGGATACGCGGGCCGGTTGAGATATAGCCCGACAGCAGCCATTCCCATTGCTGTGCATCTTCCGGGCCAAGCATTTCCCAATGCTTCGACTTATCCCACATCGTGCGCGGAACAAGGCTTTCGTAATCGCTTGGTAGCGAATACTTGATTTTCTGAAAGTAGGCAGTAGCACCTGCGGCGCTTGCAGCAAAGTCTTGATTGACCGTGACTTGCGTACCCGAATCAACCGAAACAATGTAGGTGTTCTGATTGATGCCTGTGCCTTGAACCTGATATGTCGTATCAAGTCCCGCAGTCGATGCCATCGTGATCGTGCGGGCGGCGGTCGTCCAAGTGCCGGTCGTCGTGATGTATTGCGTATAAAACGCGTGCGGTTTAGTCAGTTCCCGCCAAGCGTGACGGCGCAAAAACTCGTATCCATTCGCGTTCATTAACGCGAGAATTTGGATTACGTCCTGATTGGTGTTACCTGCTACGCTTGTCGGAGTTGCGACGCCAAGCTCGTTAGTTACTTGCTGCACTAACTCCAGCATCGTTGTCGTTGACATTCTCTTTCCTCGGTCGGCCAGGTTTGCGCTGCTCCAATAGCATCGCCATCTGCGCCTTCAGTTCTTCAAGCTGTGCGCGGGTTTCTTCCAACTCACCGCTAGAAACCTTTTGATTCTTGTTCAGCAAGTAATTCCGCGCACGTTCGCGCAATCCTATGCCGCCCATGCCAATCCGTTGAAGCTGATTATCGCTTGCCGTGGCGACTTGTTCAACCGTCTGAAACTTCAGAATCTGCAATTCAGCCAGTTGATTGTCGGTCAGTTCATCGGGGCGGTCTTGAAACCAATCTTTCAGCGGCACGCCGATAACCGGGCCATCACCGCTTTGCATCTGAAAATGCAGCCATTGACGGGGAAACCGCTCTTTGTGGTCATCCCGAACCGGCTGATCGATTACCGTGGTCTTGTCTCCTGGCACAATGATTCGCACGAAAGGCTTTCCCTTGTAGGGGTCTTTTTCGTAGTTGTAAAACTCAACATAGAGTTGCGAATCTGCGTTGTTAATATCTGAATCAAGTGCCATAACGTTCTCCTGTGGGGATTAGGTTTTTGTGCCGACAATGCTGTACCACATACTATTATTGACTGCAAAAAAAATGCTTGTATGATCTTTGGCTACGCTTGCTGAAGTCGTTTTGTTAATTGTTGATGTTGATTCATACGGGTAGACTTTCAGCGCACTAGCACCGCTGTTTGAAACGTAAATCACCTCCCCCATTTCGGTCGGGGGAAGTTTCACACCTGTACCCGATGCAACCGTGTCCACCGAATTGAACACGCTTACCAATTGCTTTGCGTCGGTTCTTGTCGATCCGGTAGCCGTAATTTCGTCTTTGCCATCCCCGCAAATCGAAACCGTGGATAGTTGACTGACACCCGAACCGAGAACCCGCGAAGGTATGCTCATTTGAATCCTAAAACGCGCAAATCTCGCTGCGGAATATGAAAAAAAGGTTCTTCAAATCGAACGTTCTGAAAACCTGCCTCGGTAAACAGCGCACCGATTTCAGCTTTAGAGTAACACCAATGATGCCGCATCGTATCAGGTTTGGGCATTCCGAACAACGCACGCCCAATCAAATCGTCATTCCTGTGCCCTTGATTCCACAGCGCAATCACGTTATCAAGACACGGCATTTCAAGCGACAACTGACCGCCCGGCTTTAGCACCCGCAACCACTCTAGCAACGTTTGTTTCGCCTTAGGTGTCGGGATATGCTCAAACAAATGGATCGCTGAAATCTCGTCAGCGTGGTCATCCGGCAAGTCAAGTTTCGTTACATCGGACAGCAAATCCTGATCCCCGACGCAATCGACGTTGATCCAGCCAGGCCATGATCGATCCCCCGCCCCTAAATGGAGTCGAATAGCGTATCCCATGCCGCTCCAATCTGTTCAGGGGAATAGTGCATTTGAATGTATCGCTGGCCTTCCCGTACCAAGTCATTCAATTCGTGCCTGTAGGCTTGCGAAAACTGCAACCCGCCCTTGACTGGCCCAAGGTAACAAAAGTGCCTAAATTCCTTGTTTATAACAATCTTACTGGCGATTACAAAGCAACCCGCCATGACTGCGTTAATGAGTCGATTGGGGCTTTTGTAGGTTTCTTCGGCATTCGGTAGCAAAACGATGTTGCTTCGGTGCAGCAATTGCTCTTGTGCGCTGTTCGACCACGGCACACAATCGATCAGGTCATTCGGCCCTGTGCAGTAGGTCATATCATACTTTTTTAACATTTGTTGATACGGCAACATTTCTTTCAGATTGCTCTGATGCCCCATCCACAAAAATTTATTGCCGTCTGCGTGCGGTTGACCTCGGTTTTCCCACGAATCGGGGATTACTTGGGCATCCCTTTCCGCATGGCGGCGAATTCGTCGCGCCATTTCCTCAGTCGGGCACACAACCGCATCAGCTTCTCTAGACATTTCTTCATAAAGTTTTCCTAACTGCGGATGCTCAAAATGGTCATCGCAAATATCGACCACCATTTTTACGCCTTGCCCCTTCATGTGATGGAACAGCATTGCATCATCGGGGTGCGGCTTTGCAAAGACCGCTATATCCGCGCCTTGAGCATTCAGCCTTGATTTGTGTTTGCAATACGCCGAAGGCAGTTGCGCCCTCAATCGGTAGGATGCCATCTCAGCACCCCCACGATGCAGCCAGGTTACGCTGCGAGCTTCCATGCGCTCCTTACCCGCAGAATTTCGGCTATCAGTCCGTC